CTCCGCTAATGATTAAGTTCATTTTCGCCATGGTGATTGCTTTCTCGGCCAAAATTTCATCGAGTGCTTTAAAAGCATTCCTGATTATTGGTTTGTAAAGTGGTGTAAATGGCAAATCTTCTGCAACGGTGGTGGTGGTTCCTGATCTTACAAAGGATAATTGTTTCAATCCTGTTGGTAGAATGGCACTAGGCATGTTATTGCCTGTGCATACATAGGTTTGGAATGGCTTATCGGGGACATACGTATATTTAGTCGTATAATCTACGCCATCTTCAGCAATGTATTGGAAGAAATCATCTCCTGTTGCGATGTTGTTGTGAGAGGTGTCTTGGAAGCATACGGCAATTGTACGTTCGTAAGATATAGAATTCCTATAGAATCTATATAGATAGTCTTGCTTAAAATCTCTATTGAGACAATTGTTAAGTACCATAAAATTACGATCATTTGCTTTTACAATGGAGAAGTCAAGTTCTGCTACTAAGTAGCAACCTTCTGCCTGTGCAACTAGTGATGTAATATTATATCTAAATGTTGACATATAGATAGGTATATTGACTTTGTATATAGTGCCGTGTAATGTTGGTTCTTCACCAATCCATCTCTGCTTCTCGAGTGGTGCGACTTTTCCAAAAGCTGCAATTAGTTTGCTTGCCATGGTTAGTGATACATCATATTCTCCAGGTGTTGGTTTTAAGCTAACAACTTGTGCGAGATATGCTGGGTCAATGGTTTCATCGACGCTAACGACCATAGTTACTCTTTGTAACTTTCCTTCAGTGCCATTAAGTATGTGAGCGACAAGATTGTTGGCAAATACTGGTGCAAAGTTTTCTGTAAGAAAACCGTGATCTGGATGTGTTTGTGTTTCAGTAGGTTCATTTGTTGTTGAACTACTTCCAATCAAGGCATCTATTTCCTCGTTGTAAAAATAGGAACCTAGGTTAAAGGTCTCATTTGATGGTGGTGCCACGCTTGATGAAAATGGTGACATAAGAATGCAATTTTGTGATAATTTTACTTGCACTCTAACGGGATAGCTTACGCTGTCGTTTCTTTGAACGTTTGTTACTGCATGATCAATCATCATGACAATTCCAGGATAAGGTTCTGGGTCATTCTTTACCTTGCGATAAAGTCCATTCCTTCTGATGTCATGAAGTGGGAATGATCTTACCATAGTACCATTCATATTTGTTGTTTCTGCAGAGATCTGTTGCAAATCCTTCAGGCTGATGTTTGGTTTTGATGCATCAGGTACCCATCCGGTTACAATCCAGCCGATGGTTCCGGCTGCTCCTGCAATAGCTACAACAATATCAATAGCTGGAATGATATTATCATGGAAGTCAACATATTCACGTATGTATTCTGGGAGATCTTTAGGATCTAGCGAAAGTACGAATACTTTGCTTCCTGATGACATAGCTGGTGAAATAGTTGTGTTCTTACTTTCCCATCGTTGATAAATGCTATAACAGGCTGTTTTCTTGTCGAATGGTGATCCAGTGCCGGCAGGGTTGTCGAGTGCCATTGCCATTGAATTCCATGTGACTGGTGCCGTAGGGCAAGAAGTGTTCGTGAACAATCCCGAGTCGCTGACGACTGAGATATCCGGTTGAACCATTGGTGCCGACGGAACCTTATTTACAGTTCCTCCTGAAACGTTCATTTCAGTTTTGTAAGCTTCAAAGTTTAGTTGTTTTGATTTACTTTGCTTTGATGGTAATTTTTCTGCGAGAGCAAAAGCGATACACATATCGTATGCGGATCCTTCTCTTGCTTCTGCTTTGGTATAACCAAGTGCATGTGTCTCTACCTTCTGATCGTCAGTGGTGAGGGCAGCTGTGCAATGGCAATGCCATATGGGTGATTCTCCTGGGCCTGATTGGATGTATTTGTATTCAGGTTTGGTGATTTTTCCCTTTTGGAAATTTTCATGTAGGATTTGAGTGTATG